AAGAAAGTATTAAGTATGATTATGCTGTTTGTGACATAGAAGGTTGCTCAGAAGAAGCAAAGATTTTAGCAATGACAGAAACAAGATACGTAGATTTTTGTAAAATTCATCACAAAGAATATATATTGGGGGAAGCATGAAAGACATAGTACTATCAGTACTAACAGGTTTTGGATGTGGTTTAGTATTTGCTGCATTCAAATTGCCAGTTCCAGCACCACCTGTATTTGCAGGGGTAGCAGGCATTATAGGCCTATGGGCTGGCTATTCAATACTAATAAAGGTTATATCCTAGGAGGAAATAATGAATCAAAATATCAAAAACATGCTTGCATCATACGGACGATCAGTTCTTGGTGCAGCAACAGCGATGTTCGCTGCTGGAGTGACAGATCCAGAAACACTTGTATACTCATTAGTTGGTGCAATTGTTCCAGTAGTTCTAAGAGCAGTAAACCCTAGTGACAAGGCATTTGGACGTATGCCTGCTGAATCAGACATTGAGGCAGCTCTAAAGAATGTCAAGGTAGTAAAGAAGGCTGCTGCAAAGAAGCCTGCTGCTAAGAAGTAGCATGTTAAAAAGATTAGCCAGCCTAGCAATAGGCTGGCTTTTCTATTATGATAGGATATGTAAATGATTAATTTTGGTTCATTGTGGATAGGTAATCCATTAAGTAAAGTAGAACAGACTGCTCTTTCTTCATTCATTTATCATGGACATTCATTTACCCTTTTTGTTTACGATATGTCTATGAAAGTTCCTAAAGGTGTTGTCAAAGAAGATGCAAATAAAATAATTCCAGAGTCTAAGATTTTTAAGGTACAAAATTCATATGGACCATTTGCAGATATGTTTAGATACACAATGATAAGTAAGACTGGACTAACATGGACAGACACAGACTCAATATGTTTAAGGTCAGACTGGAACTTTGGAGAGTATCTATTTGGATTTGAAGAAGATGATCGTCTTGCAAATGGAATATTAAGAATGCCTCAAGACTCCGAGTTGGTAAAGTTTTTAATTAAGAACTCAGTTAGTTATGATAAAGATAAAATTGTTTGGTCTGAGATTGGCCCACTGCTTGTTACAAAGGGAGCAAAAAGATTTAATGTTTTAAAATATGCACAACCACCAGAAACGTTTTATCCAATTCATTTTTGGCAATGGAAAAAAATATGGAACCCAGATCATAAGGATGAAGTATTATTAAAATCTAAAGATGCGCACACATTACAAATTTGGAATCAATTTTTGAATAGAGAAAATATTAATAAGAATGATCTTCCAAAAGGATCTGCAATTTGCTACCTTTATAACAAATTTATTTAAACATATCCAGTCATATTGTATTTTTTAGCAAGCTGAACCGTTGATTCCGTAGGGTATACCTCACAAATATTTCCTTTTTCCATTTTAATTGCATAAACATTTAAATTTTTATGATAAAATAAATAATGATCTATGGGACTGCTAACTGGTTTTTCAACCTCAGCCAATAATCTTTTAGCCCCAGATCTGCTTACAACATAACAAAGACAAGACCAAGACTGATATACCCTACAAATGTTTTCTTTTTCAACCATAAGGGTTTGTCTATTGGGTCTATATCTTATGTTGCCAGTGTCAGGAATGTAAACTGTAAAGACATCCCAATCTTCTGGCAATTCTTTAATGTATTGTTGTATTTTTTTATTAAAGTCTTTATTTAATTTTATATCGTCTTCCATTAAAATAACACTATCATATTTAGATTTTAAGAAGTTATCCCATGACTTATAGTTGCTAGCCCATATGCCTAACTCACCAGTTTTCCAACCATTGCCCTCATGTCCTTTTGGATCTATGTTAATGTTTTCTTTTTTATAAAAATGTTTAACATCTTTAAGTGTTCTCATTATTATTGTTGGTGTTTTAATTTCTTGAAAGTCTTTTTCTAATTGTTTTTTTGCAAGGTAGGTAAGAATATTTCTTTGTTGCATAGAATCGTTGTCTTCTTCAATATGAAATATTTTAAAAGCAATATTTAGATCTTTTTTAGTTACAGAAAGACCATTTTTATAATCAAGCATCTGCTCTTTAGTGTAATCTTTGCTGCTATCTTTCCACCAAGAGTCTATATTATTCTTTGATTTAGCATGAAAGTCTTGGTGTTCATAGTTAATAGAATTTTTTGCATCCAGAATGTGTGTAAAAAGCGGTATAGAATAAGCATCACCCAGACTATAAAGAATAACATCTGCTGCTTGATTGCTATAGCCATAACTATCTAACTTATATTTACCATTAACATAATGTAGATTAACTAATGTTTTTGCATAGCTTCTTTTTATTAAATAACATGCCGTTGACCAAGAATAAACCATAACATTTTCTTTTTTAAAAGGTTCTTTCTTGTGTATATTAAACTTTGGATCATGCTGAATCATAATCATTTGAACAATCTCTGCATTATTTGGTATGTGTTTTATAACATAATCCCAATCAAACTGCCAATGTTCAACGGTATCAAAACTAAAATCATCTTCCATAATAATGGCATACTCACTATCAGATGTATCAAGCCAATGCTTTAATGCTTTAATATGAGAGGAAATGCATCCTATCTCAGATGGTTTTATCTTAGGATACTTACCGTGAATTATTTTTGATAGATCATTGTTTCTACCATCAATGGCTTCAATAACTGTATAGTTTGTAATACCATACTTTTTAAATTCTTTTTTTGCGTGATTAAGTCTGTGCTTATGGTCTTTTAGATTAATTAAATAAACTGGAAAAAAGTTTGTTAACTTATCCATTCTTTGAAATCCACACTTGTTCGTCCATAATAATTAATTTGTATTCTTTTTTATACTCTCTTAAAAACTTATTAATTCCTTTTTTAGGAGAAAGATCTGTTAAACCTGAGCTATGAACCCACAGGTAATCATCAAAGGCCATAATTCCATTAGGCTTTAAGCATCTCCAACCAAAGGTTGCATCTTTGTAAACTTCATCAGCCCTGTGATCCCCATCAATATAAATAAAATCATAATGTTGTTCTTGCGTTGATTGAAGAAAGTTTGCAGAGTATCCTTTTATTTTACATACATTATTGTATTGTGACATTCTTTCATCATAAAATAATTCTAGTTCTTCCCAGTCAAACTCTTTATGAACTTCTTCTTCCGAGCCACACCAAGTGTCTACATCTGTGAGCCATGACGTAGGATCTGTAATAATATTATCCATAAGCCACTCAGATGCATCGCCAGTATAGGCTCCTATCTGCAAAAAATCTACCAATGGCTTGTCGGCAAATCTTTTCGGCAGGACTAAATTAAAATAATTAATAGCATTTTTTTCAAACCAATTCGGATACCCCATATATATCATTATACACCAAGGCCTCTGATATACTATTAGGATGAAAATAAAAATCATATCCCAAGAGCAATTAAATAATGCAAAATTATTTAAAAACAAAGAAGAGTTTGCTAAGCATATTCCAAAAGGATCAAGGATTCTTGAAATAGGAACTCTTGCTGGAGACTATGCAGAAGTTCTAATCAAAGAGGTCAAACCCTCCTCTATTGACCTTGTAGACACCTTTAAAGCCTATGATTGGCCAGACTGTAACCGCTTTAATCGTGAGGGGCATTTAGATTTTGTTAAGAATAGATTTAAAAATGTTAACGGTATAACATTTAATCAAGGGTATAGCGATGATATTCTTACCAGTATAAACAAACAATTTGATTATATATACATAGATGCTAATCATGATTATAAACATTGCAAGGCTGATCTTATTAATTCCTTACCGCTTTTAGCAGAGGGTGGAATAATTGGATTTAATGATTATATTGTAGATAAAGATCATGGTGTTGACTATGGTGTTATTGAAGTTGTATGTGAATTTTTAAATGATAATAAAGACTGGGAAGTAATTGGATTTGCATTACAAGAAAATATGTATGCAGATGTATATATTAAGAAGTGCCTTTAGCAGGAGTCAAACCTGCGACCTAACGGGTAGAAACCGTCCGCTCTGTTCTCTGAGCTATAAAGGCTTTGTATTCCAGGTAGGACTTGAACCTACGACGACCAAATTATGAGTTTGGGGCTCTAACCAACTGAGCTACTGGAACTTAAATAATTAATTGCTCTTTGTAATCTTTCTATATTATCCTGAAACACACCAAGACCACGATTACAATTATGACATAGATGACCTCTAAAACTATCTGTGTCATGATCATGATCTACTACCCAAATACTTGCATTGCCACCTGTTCCTTTTAATTCATCTTCATTCTTTAAACAAATTGGACATATATATTCTTGAACAGGATATCCAAACTCTTTTTTTAATTCATCTCTACGCTTTGCTAATTTTTTTGCACAACTTCTACACTCAGGTCTTAAATATTTTCCACCAGATGATGGTGAAAACTCTGAGTCTTCTAAATTAACATTACACTTGCTACATGTTTTCATTGAGGAGATAACGAGAATCGAACTCGCACATTAACCTTGGCAAGGTTACGCACTACCACTATGCAATATCTCCGTGCTGGTCTGGCAAGACTGGAGATCTTCCTGGTTTATTAATTTTACCATCAGCAATACCACTCCAATAAATATTGTAATAGTTCTTATCAAATGAAAATGTTTTCATATGAGGAACAACTGCTCCAGTGTGTGCATAAAGTTGTATGCCAGCCTTTTTTACATAACGACAAAATGCAACATCTTCACTAACAAACTTAGTGCCAGGATTTTGTTTTTCTCCAAAAACAGAATATCCATCAGAAGCATCTCTTACTGGTTTAATTATTGATCTATGCATTAGCATTAATCCAAATCCAGCAACATCTACTGGAATTACTTTGTTGTGTGGCAATGGATGGATTACTTTTGTTTGAAACTCATTGCCAGTTTCTTCATACAAAGCAGGAAAAGGCTCCATAAGTGATTGTTCATTCTGACTAGAAACAAAATATGTTCCACTTACAATTGGTTTTGTTTTTTTATCAGCAACATCCCATAACATCTTAACAACATTATGATCAATAATAATATCTGAGTCTACCCACAAAAGCCATTCACTTTTTGAAAGATCTGCCCAATAGTCAAACAAAGCTTGTCTTTGTCTTGCAATTTGATTACCATTAACGCGAATAGTATTAACAATGTTAATTTTCATCTTGGGTGCTTCAATTATTGTATTAGCAATACCGTTTGCAAATCTTCCTTCAACACTACCGCCATCGCACCAGCCAAGTGTAATTGTTTCTTTAACGCTATGAGACATAATTTAAACCCCTTTTATATTTAATCATATTAATGAAAGCTATCTCCGCAAGCACAAGAGCCTTCTGAATTAGGGTTATCAATCGTAAACCCAATCTTATCTATTGTTTCTACATAATCAACGGTAGATCCATCAAGGTATGGCAAAGACATCTTATCTATTCTAAGATCAAAACCTTCATAGTTATATACCTTATCATCATCTCTTGTTTCATAATCAAAATATGTTTGATGTTTTAATCCTGAACATCCTCCAGGAAGTACTGTTATTCTTAAAAATAATGAATGATCAGGAAGAGAAATCTGACTACCAATAATTAGTTCTGCTACTTTTTTTTCTGCTACTTCTGTAATAATCATAACGCTTCCTTATCTATGTGATAAAAGTTAGGGGAGCAGAGGTGTGCTCTGCCCACCCTAATAGTTTTATACTTGTTCGTTCAAGCCTCTTGCAAGATCTGCACAGACTTCAAATGCTTTCTTTGTTCTACGACTTTTTGCTTTGCCATGAGTTGCCCATACTTTATATGTATACTCAATGTCATTTGCAATCTGTTCTCTAATTTCTTTTACAGTTAAAATAACTAACTGCATTACCTGTGATTTTTGATCATCAGTTAAATCATCAAAATTAGGCATCTACCTTTTTCCAAGGATCGTTTGCATCAACAGGTTCAAATTTTTGTACAGGGTTAAAGCTTGGAAGATCTTTTGTTAGGCTGTGCATTGTTAATGCAATAGACTCTGCATTAATTTCATAAGATGTTTTTGCAACACCTGCACTATCAGTCCAGTTTTCTTGGTAAATAGTTCCAACAATAATTACTTCCTGGCCTTTCTTCAGTGTAACCTTAGCCTGCTCTGCAAGAGTACGCCAAGCCTTTACTGTCCACCAAGATGTATCACGATCTTCCCATGCACCTGTCTGTGGATTCTTTACACGATCATTTGTTACTACACGCATACGCACACCAGTTGTTCCGATTACATCTGGATCTGCGCCAACGCGCCCTACGATTGTTACCTTTGGATTCATATTATCCTTCTCTCTATTAGTCTATCTATCATATCATTACTCTTCTTCTTTGTCAAACTCTTCTAATGCTTGGCTGTTATTATAACAATATAAACAAGCATTGCTTTCTAGCGGGGTATTGCAGAAATCACAAAACTTCATCCAACAAATACCCCTAATAGAAATGATAATA